AACCATCGGGAGGCCTTCTTCGTGTTCTTCTAAATGTTCGCTATTCTCCTTAGCGTGTTGCATCTCGGGCTTCTTCGTGGCCTTCATTGAACCGCTTTCTTTATCGCGTTCCATGTGGGGCGAGTCTTTGTACATTCTATCGGTCCGTTTCGACATGCTTTTATTCCTTTGTTCCGTGCATTTTATGCATCATGCTTTTAACTGTTGGGCGTTTATGTTCTTTACCGTGGTGCATTCCTTTGAGTGTTTCTGCTAACCGGGCCCTCTGTCCTGCTTTGCCGCTATCGTGTTCATGCTCTTTCTCGTATTCGGAGTTAGAAACACCCTCACGTTTAGCAGCTTCTGTCATGGCGCCAGGATGCTTGATGGCACTCTGAATCCATTTCTTCTTTTTTACCTTCGGTTCATCTGCCACCAGCTAAACTCCTTAGATTAAATCAGCAGCATTAAGGACATCCCGTTCGGACTGGGCGGTCATACGCACTGGGTTCTGTGTCACAATCTTGTCGGATAATTTACCGACAGTAGCTTGCTTCTTCACCGAGTTGCCCATGAGAGGCACCTGTTTGCTGCCATTTAGAAGATTGACGGTTTTGCCCTCCTGCACAGCCGAGGAGTATGCGTTTTTAAACGCATCTTCCAAACTGACATAGGACTTGCCATCTTTCTCGGCTTTGGCTTTACCCAGCGCATCGAGTCTCTGCAAATATTCGCTCATTTTTTGAATGGCAAGTTTATTGAGAGGCTCCATCTCAACGTTAGGCTCTTTTTCGTAGGCGATTATGGCGCCTTCTTCAAAAAGCGTATCGTCGGCAAAAAACTTGCCTTCCTTAATCCGGTAAACAGGTACGTCATCCGGGATAACGGAAGGCATCATGTTCTGCGGGCGCTGTGTGAATAGTTGCATAGACTCGATCTCCTAAAATTAAACTGCGCTAAAATTATTGCCGTAAATCGTCGGGGTGACGTTATCCGGAGCGTTGAGCAAGAGCGCAGCGTTCACCGTTAAAGTTACCGAGTTAGCGGTGCCCCCGATGTAATCCAAGCGGTAAAAACGGGGCGGCGCCGTGATGCCGGGAGGGTTCGGCGGCACGTTGAACTTCAATAACTGACCTGCTTTGACACTGGTGCCCACGAAAGGCTCAGAAGTATATATCGTGGTATAGGTGCCGGGGGAGTAGCTGCCGTTATCGGGTGCGGACTGGAGGTTCACCGTAATGGTGCCCGTTCCGGTGCCGTTTGTGGTGAACTGTACCAATACTTCGGGAACGGCCATTCCGTCGCCTGCACCGATGTCTACGCCCATTGCCGTTGCGGTACCGCCCGCGCCGATCATGGCGGGTGCGTTACCGACGCCTGCGCCGGTTACGTCGAAGACGTTCGTAGAAGCTGCAGTTAAAGTGACCGTCTGGTTGGTCGAGAACGTTGCGCCGCTTGTCGTTTCTGTATATGCCATGTGTTTGTTTCTCCTTAAGAAATAGTTGCTTCAGTATTGAGGAGAGCATCCACGTTACGCACGGGGATATCACGCCACATCAACACAGGTTCACCGGCATATTCTTTCATGCCGATCAGTACGTTCTTGTCGCGAATTGCCTGGATGTCGAGGCCGACACCGACAGTACGGTTGCAATACCATGCCGGGTTGATACCTGGAACGGGATCGCCCGGAGCGTCAACTTCGGTAATTCCTGACAGACGACGGGTAGCGGTCGGCAGCTTCTTAGCAGCAATCGCCATGTACACGTTAAGGTCGGGCGGGTTGGTGCCTAAGAGACCCGCGGTCGTGGTATCAATGTTCGCGATACGTACGTTATACTGCCAGTTCTTAATGGCAAGACCGACTTTCCATTCGAAGTACGAGGTATAACCTTCGAAACCGTTGCCGTTGGCGTCATACAGTTCGCGGATATCGCCTTTGTCTTCATAGACGAGACCTGCCTGTGAACCCTTCGGAAAGATTGCGAACGTGGTGTTGTCACCCCAGCCTACAAGCCAAAGCGAAGCGTTAGCAGAGGCTGAACCGCCAGCGTTGATTACGTTCTTAGCAGTCTGTGCAGTCGCCGTTTCGAGTGAATTGTAGTAAGGTGAGAAACCGGTGAACTGTGAAATGCTCGTTGCTTCATTGCTATAGAACATAGCGGAAGCGACCTGTTGCGACAAACCTTCGATGTGCGCCTGGTCCTGATTCCAACGGAACTTACCAACTTCACCGTTCAGTGTAGCCTCGGCCTTATCGACCTTGCTGTAGTCAGTCAGCATACCGATGCTGAACTGGAACTGAGCGTTGAGAGGTTTGCTGGACGGAACACCTTGGTTGTTGCCACGCCATGTGCCCTGGGGCAGTCCGGTGTTGACAGTAACCTTATGACCGAGAGGAAGATTGCCCTCCTGCCAGATCATATCTTTGAGGATTTCGTTTGACTGCGCCAAGAGCCAAGCGATGTCGGCTATGGTACCGTCGGGGTCACTCATTCTAGCCCAATCCACTAGATTGGGATACACATTTGTCGAAAACGCCATCTTAAAAACTCCTTATGTTATTGTAATTCCTAGATATTATTTTCTAGTTTTTTAACAATTATTAAAATCTATTAACCTTAGTTTATTTCTCCCGTATCTAAATTCTTAGTCTTACTCACGCTACGAACCAGTCTATTCTCGTACTGTTCAAACAATTTAACACCATGTTTTTCAGCATAAGAAACGAGACCAAGAACTTTATTGGAAGGATTTTCTATGCGACCCAATTGCGTATTACATTGATAACAAAGAATAGCTCTAAACTCTCCGGTCTTGTGACTATGATCTACACAAGCTCTGTTGGGTGCTCCGTGTTTAGCATCAAAAGTAAGCTCTTGCCCACAGGCAGTGTTTGCACAAAGACCTAACTGCGAATCTAACGCTTCTTTTGCTTGTTCAAAAGTAATGCCATATTCACGTTCTAAATAACTAGAGAAATATTTACGAAAACGTCCTGGTCTTTTACCGCGGGGGTCTACATACGCTTGATTGCAACAAGGTTTACAACGTGACTTACGTCCGTAAGTACCGCTTCTGTCTACAGCAAAATCTTCCAAAGATTTTACTTCGTTGCATTTAAGACAGGTACGCTCAGTAACGGGAGGAAGCAGTGCTTCTTCTGCTTCGCGTTTAGCTACACTCTTGGCTCTTATTTCGGCGCGTCTTTCTTTACGGATTGTGTTGCGGCAATTTTTGCAATCCGAAGTAATACCTAGCTGATTTTTGCCTGCATTGTTTACAAAAGCATCGCGAGGTTTTTCTACCTTGCAGATAGAACACACTTTGAAAAAACTTATGACTTTTAATTCAGCACTCATTGCCCGTACCTCGTTGTTACCTTACTGCGCGCCTGGAAGGCGGGCGCCTTAGCGGGTAACATCTTATTATTCTCATTAGTGAGGCTGTCAATCTTTGCTTGCATATTAGTGATAAGACGAATGAGCGCAGGGTTATCCCCCACACCGGTGTGGTCTACGAATTGGCGGAAGGCTACTTTCTGTTCCGCAGTGCCTGCATATGATTCTACCGCCTTAATAGCCGATTTGCGGGTTGTCTCGATGCGGTTGACGCCTAGTTCCGGGTCTTTCTGCCAGGCTTCGGCCCAGTCTTTCTTCTGTTTTTCGAAGGCATCGTTGTAATATTTGGTGACACGTTCGTTGTTTTCTTTGAGTTCCGCTACGTATTTATCGAACAATTTCTGGCCAAATGCCTGCACTTTGGCATGATCTGCCTTGTTTTCGACTTCAAATTCGGCCAATTCCTTGGTAAATTCGGTAAATTTCTCGTTCTTCTCGAAACCTTCAGGAATCTTGATATCCTCAAAAGTCGGCAAAACAGCCTCGACGGGCTTCTCTTCTGCCTTTACTTCAGCGGGTTTGTCCGCTTCCGTCTTCACTTCTGCTGGTTTAGCTTCAACAGGCTTTTCTGCAGGTGCGACTTCGGTCTTCACTTCAGCAGGTTTTTCACCCAGCAGATCTTTGATGTCAGTAGGAGAAGGTTCCCCGCCAAGTGCGGTATGAACAGCTGCTTCAGTTTTTACTTCGGGGGCGGAAGAAGGAGCGGCGGAAGTCTCCACCGCAGAAGATGCAGCTACGACCGCGGCGGGTGCAGATTCAACAACAAGTGCTGCTGGTGCAGTGGTAGTAACATCGTCCGCCATAAGGCCCTTTTAGGAGAGGCTCTTGTTATTATTGTTTCTCATTATGCCCTATTTACTCAGCATTTGCAACGGCTTTATTTATCTGTTCTTTATACGCCTGTTCCCGCTGGTGTCCTTCTTGGCACATAATCACATATTTACTGGCTTCAAAACCCACCACGTCAGCCAGCATAATATTACCAATATTTTGTTCACCGGCGTTAAAAGCGGTGCGATATGGATCATCAGCAAACGGTGTTGAAAAGATGTGACAACGTTCCAGAATATCGTACACCCATTCACGTCCGCGTTCGTGCTCCATAAGGGCTTTTAGCACTTCTGCTTTTACTGAACGTTTACGTGCATCTTGCGCAAGGGCGATATCTACCGCCTTGCGGTTGGATACATCAGGAGTACCCGGTTCATCAAATACTGAAAGTGGATCAAGTTCACTTGGCATCAATTTACCGCGAGTGAAGTTTCATTGGTTGCTTGGATATCACCATCAACTGATGCTGCCCTTTTAGCTTGGAAGTCATCGACTGAGGCTAGTATTTGATTACGTGTTAGACCTTTCGCACGGCATATCGCTTCACCTTTGATTCGTAAATTATCTACATTGGTAGCGATAAGGCCCCACATCGGTTGTTTCACCTGTTTACCGAGTTCGCGGCAACGATCAGCCGCTACCTTCATGCCTTCAACCCAACGCTCAAGCGATTCATAACGCTGCATCTCATTACCGTTGGTGATATACTCCGATCCATCGTTCATGATATAATCCTGTTTTGTTTCGCCAGTTTCATACAGCCTTCCCTCATAAGCTGAATTGCATCCCGTATGATGATCATCTCAACCGGATAGCCGCATTGGTGAATCAACTGCGATGCTGCACCGTTTGCTGTATTGAGCCCGTCGATTATCTCACCCAAATGTCTGAATGGTGATTTTTGTCCTTCTTTCATTACGCTCCTCCTGCTTGATTCCCGAGTAATGCTGATAATGCGGTGTGTCCGCTGCCGATCGGAGTTGCACCAAGTGCTTGAGCTGCTTGTGCTCCAGTGTTGGCAGTTTCTGCCGCATGGGAAATATCCATCTGCTGCTGCGCTTTCTGTTGGGCTTGCTGTTGAGCCTGACGACTTTGTGCGACTTTCTCAGGTCCAAGAAGTATCTTTTCTTTATTGCCGAGTAAGTCATTATATTCGCGGATAAATGCATCTGGGTCAAGATTATCTTTCATGCTCGGGAATACTGCTGAGGCTTCACCAATAAGTTTTATTATAGCTTCTAAACCTCCTGTACTTGCCGCTTTCTGCGCCAAAGCAAGCATGGATATGAATGTGATATCCAGAGGAGTACCGTGGAGACTCTTTGGGGGTTCCGGGATGAATCCACGACGCTTGAGAATTGCGAAGATACGTTTTAATTTGGGCTGCAGGCTTTCACCAATAATGTTCTCTATTACCGGGCCAACCACCTGCATACGCTCTTGCACCATTTGCGCAGCTTCATAAGCTGTTCTGCGATCCCCAGGGTTTTGAGATAACAACATAAACAAATCCGTAAACAATCCGCGTCCGATGCGCGCCTGCACCTGCGCAATATCCGCCGTGATGTATTGCAAATCCGGCTGGACCTCATACATCGGCCGCATCCCGGAATTAGGCCCGAGATTGTTCACGTACGTCACGTGCCCGGGTAAGGCGCTTGATGGCTGATTCTTCATGCTCATGTCGGCGACCAAGGGCGGTCTCACGTGTTTTTCAATCCCCTCGGCCTTGCGCCTTGTCTCGACCTGCAACTGAATCACATCTGGCAGAACATCCATGCCCGGGCTGCGTCCGTAAGCATCGTTGCTTTGTGTTGCCCAGCGCGCAGCGGTGAAAGCTTGGTCGACAAACCCACGGAGCGAGCAAGGTTTCTCATTACCTTGACCATACACCCAATATGTTTCGCGCCACGTGAAAGCGCCTTCGATCTTGGTACCTTCTACACTGTCGACCTCAAAGTTAGGCTCGATTGCATGGGCAACAATGCGCTCCGTCTGTAGGGACGAGCCCCCTTTTTTCCACAAAGCTTGGATATCCTGGGGCAGATTCTTAAGACCAAAGAACCCCACCATCTGCTGCACGGTCATCACGAATGCCCTGTAGAGACCATCCACACGCATCGTCGCATCCGCTGACAAATAGTACTCCCCTACCGCGGGGTTGTAGAGTCGGATTAAGTCTTTGTCATCTTCGTAGATGATTACCGGTGCGGTACCAAATACTGTCAGGTCTTCGCATTCCTGTGCGAACGAATTGTAAAAATTACTGCGTGCGAGCACCGTGTAGATAATCTCTTCGATACTGTCAATCCACTGGCGCGCAGCTGCATCGAGCTCGATGCCGCGCATTGCGGGTACTATCTTGAACCAGGGGCGAGAGGGACTGGCGAGTCCCGACATCAATCCGCCTGCGCATATACGCACATCGTACGTTGCAGTGGGGTCAACTATGTTCGTGTTGATCTCACGACCACGTGTCATGTTGTTTGGGGTAGGCAAACCCCCCGTAGATTGCGTAAGCCATATCGAACGCCGTGGGAGGATGTAGCGCGCGAGGTCCGACCAATTCTCAGTCCACCAGGACTGGCGCCATAAGCGCAATGCGATCAGGTTACTTTCCAAGTGACTACGCAGCGTCGGCCAGAACGACCAGTCTTCTTTCGAATTACCGGTATCTGTATTCTCATCCGTCTCCGAGGGCTGCATGGCAAGTAGGCCAGGGCCTGATTTTTCGTAGACGGGAGTGTTCTCTTCTTTTTTCTGGCTCTTGCTGGCCATTGGTGGTTCTTCCCTTCAGGGAATGTTATTGTTTCTTGATAGTTGTGACATTGCTCGGCATGTAGGTGGATATGAAATCAAGATGTTCCGCTATGCTCTCAAGAGCAACTGCTATTCTGCCTAATACCGTGACAATCTCAAGCGACGGATGTTCGGAGTCTTCGATCACTGAGTGGCGCCTAAAAGTGAAGTTGACGCAGTAGCCGGTGCATTTACTCCTTGATTTCCTGAGGCCCCTACCGTTCCGCCTTGCGCGGCGGCAGCTGCGGCGCGCGCTCTGGCGTTTGAGCCCGTGCCTTGGACTGCGGAACTGGCCATAGTAGCCGGGGCTGCTGCGGGTGGGACAGGAGGAATTGCAGGCGCTGATGGCGCACCGCCGCCGAAAAGAGCTCCGATATGACTTCTCCTATTGACAAGTTATTCGGACAGTTTACCGCAATGTGTGGGGAAAAGCAACTGCACTGATTTTCTGGACTTCAGTAATCGCCCTTTGTAATGCTTGTATCTCCACACCCATATCATGCAAACCGTGTGGGTCGTGATTATCCAGAAATACCTTAGCCATTGCCCAGCAGGTTTCTTCCCGTGACTGGAGGTTATCCAGAATGTCTTTAGTGTTCACGATTTGCCGTAGCGGGTTTTGATCTTGGAACGTACAGGTTTGCCGTTATGAGTTTTAGTGATTCCTGCTTTATCATCGGCCTTGGCGAAATCTTCTCCCACCGACTGAGGGACTCCCGCCTTCTTCGCAAACTTCTTCGAATGAGCAATTGCTTCCATGAAGCGATGTTGTTTGTCTGAGACACTAGGCATTCTTAATCTTACCTTCTTATGTTGTCGCCTTCAAGATACTTCTTGCTGAGCGGGTCGTACTCATACTGATGCTGACTTCCCTTGCGCTCCATCGCGAGCTTATGGTCACGTGGCTGTACCGGGTAGGCCATGGTGATCGCCAATGCGTCCGCATGATCCGGCGATGCGAGTCCGCGCTTCTTCATGTCCGACTTCTTCTCCAGCATGATGGCGTCACGCCCTTCCTTCACCGCATAGCCGTATTGCACGCCCACAAGGTCCATGATCAATTCCTGCTCGTCAGGTATCATACCGCCCTTGAGCCAATCCTTCATCGTACCCCATATCTCCGCGCGCTTGTTGGCATAGTACACTGGCCCTTCGCCGGTCTGCATCCCGCGGTCGGCTTTGCCGCCGAACTGCACCTCTATCACCGGATGGCCGAGCATCCGGAGCCGGTCTATCACACCACCCCCGACGCCTCCCCCATCCACGAATATCGCGTCGAACCGATGCTGCATATGCAATTCCGCGATGCGCGCAGCAAGCGTCATCGTGTCGGCTCCCTGGAATTTCTCCCACGGGATGGTACGCGCGTCACGTCCCCTGCGCGGGCACAGTATGGATTGATCCTCACCGAAGCGGGCTACGTCAACGCCAAGCACGAGGGGGTCCATCAGGTTCGCCTCAGCGGAACGCTTTGCTGCCGCGTCAACGATGTCACCTGGGATGAACTGCATCATGCCGAGGCGCGGAAATTCTCCTTTGACGCCAACGCGAATCCTGTCGGAGTCTTCACCCCAATCTTCCACAAGGCGCGCAATTTCTTCCTTGTTGGTTCCTTCGACCTTGCGCGAGTCAATTTGCTTTGTCACCCACCGATGCCGGTAGCGACCAAAGCATTCTCTGAAGCGGCCGGTATTGCGAGTCGGGTTCGAGAAGGCTATCCAAATGATTTCCGTGTTTTCGTCAGTCAGCGTATCCTCGGACACACTCCATATCGCGTCGGGAATACCGGATGCTTCATCCATGATTAGGATTATCCTACGATTTTGGTTGTGCAAGCCTTGGAAGGCTTCCGGGTTTTGCAAATTCCATGCAATAGCATCCGCTCGCCAGGTGCTATGGTTTTTCTCGTCTACCGCTGCGATTGCCGTTGCCGTACACTTGAACCAGTGTGAGTTAATGCCGGTACGAAACCACTTGATAATCTCCGGAAAAGTTTTTGTGCGAAGCTGGTCATGCGTGTTCGCTGTAACAACTACCTTGGCGTCCACACAGGTACTCATACCCCAGTTGACGATCATGGAAATCAGGGCCGACTTGCCGATACCTTTTCCCGATGCCACTGCAATTTTTAGCGGCTGGTGCCTTGTCGCCGGATTGCGCAGGTGATTGCCGATAGTGTCGAGTATATCCGCCTGCCATGCGCGGGGTCCGGAGGAGCCTTTGAGCACTCCCTCGTTCCATTGGTAAGCAAATTTGACAAAGCCTAATGGATCTTTGGCGTAGCTTGCTATTTTGCCGAGGAGGCGTTCTTCGGTATTGCTCGCCATTATGACTTACGCAAATACGGCCGTACGATGGCCATCACGTCAGCAACATCCCAGATAAACCCCCTGTCCTTCAACCGTTGCCGTTCGGCGGAAAGTTTCTTTTTCAGTTCTTCTTCGTTTAGCAGTTGGGTGATGGATTGCGTCATCGGTTGATATTACACCGATGAGGGCAAAACGTCAAACCAAGTCCGAGATGCCGGTGACAAGAGGTTTGGCCAGACCGCGGCGGAGTTTGGAAACGTAACTTACCGAGGTATTATATTTTTCTGCAACATCAATAAGCCTGCCGGGTTCGTTTCTGATCGCGAGTATTTCTTCGTTTGTGAATTTCAGAATACGAGTATGAAGCTTATGGCTTTTGGCTTTGCGTCCTTCTGCGATCATGTCGCGAGCGTTATCCAAAGGCGTTCCCACAAACAGGTGGGTTATCTCCACGCATGCAGGGTTGTCGCACTTATGACAAACATACTGATTACGTCCGAGTACGATATTGTGATGGGCCATGTAGTGGGCACGGTGCGCGGGGATGCAAGGCGCGTGGCCTTCGCCCTTTGCCTTGGCAAAATGGATTAAACCATATCCTCTATTATTTTTTGTTGCGGTCCATACCAGACACCCACTCGGTGCGCGCATTGAGTTGCTGCGTATTCTGCCGATGAGGTATTCTCTGCGAATCTTTTCAATCATTCTTAGAATTTAACATTGTGGAAAGGTTTATACAATACCTTTTTCAGAAATTATATTTTTTATAGACGAGGGTATATCGCCGTTTGGGCCGCCCATGGGGGATCATGCCACCCCTGCCACCCTTCAAAGCGCGAGCCACAACCCTATCGCCTTATGGAAAAATGTTATAATATTAGCGTATAATTGTTATTATGAAAGCGCACAGCCTATTGATATTGTTAGTTATTGCCTTAGAATAACCATGTTGCGGTGCAACATTTACCACATGTGGTATTAAAACAAATCAGCAATATCCGTTGCGCTTTGCCTTGGTGTAACGTCAATCATCTTGAATTCAGATTGTTCCAGCGCTTCGCTTTTAGCTATTGCCTGGTCAAGGCGTACCGCAAGCATTTGCAATGGGTTTTCAGCGTCCCCGGCGAGGATCTGCCGATCGCCATATACTTTCGGATTGGCTTTGCTTGCAAGCCATTGCATCGTTTTTAAAGCCACGTTAGCGGCATTAGGATCGATATCGCCGGTTAATACCTTTTCGCCGGTTTCTGCAATCTTTTCGCGTATTACTTCCGCTTGCGGCATTCGCGCACGTGCGATCAAATCCCCGAAAGATTGATTTTCGTACATCCACTTATAAATAGTTCCTGGAGATACGCCGATATCATTAGCAATAAGTTTTATACTAATGTTTTGAGCGAACATGCTGGCAATGCTTTCCGCAATCTCCGGCGTGTATTTACTATTGCCATGCATAATCTTGAATTTACATCAAACGCATTCCAATTGCAAGAGACGCATTCCAATTGCAAGAGACGCATTCCAATTGCAAGAGACGCATTCCAATTGCAAGAGACGCATTCCAATTGCAAGAGACGCATTCCAATTGCTCAAAATCTAAACCCCTTGGCAATCCGTTTTTATCTTTTGTCCAATGCGTTTTTGCATTTTTACCATACAATAACCGTTGAAGCGTAGCTGCAATAGATAACCCCATCTATTACACTATCTGTTACATTTTATATTGGCTATAGCTGTCACTTGTAATAGATGTAATAGATGTAATAGATATATACCCTATAATTATCTCTAAGCATTTATACATAGTATATAATATAGCACTATATACACTATAAAATTCCCACAGGGTATTTATAAGAAAACATCTGTTACATCTATTACCTATTACACCTGAATCTAGGTTAATCAATAGCTTAGATTTTCTTGTAAAAAATGCAAAAATCCTCTTGACTGAATAAATGATATACACTATAAACATTATATACCAAGAAAATACATCTTGGAACACTAACCGGCGAAAGGATCATCGACCATGAAACTAGATAAAAATGATATACAAACACTATTGTATATACTCGCTGCAACTGCTACGGTCTCTTATATGAACTATTTAATCTACATCGTTTACACTCACACTTTATCTTTAAATTAACACTAACAACCAGCTAACAACTAGGAGTTCAGGAAATGGAAAACGCATTTAAAGATATCGCACAGCGCACCGTCAACGCGGAAAACTCTTTTGTCGAATCCGTTATGAACTGCGGTGCTTGCACTAAAGCCGAGGCTGAAAAGGTTATGGCGTATTACTTAAAGCACAAGATTGCCAAGATGGACGCTGTAATCGGACGCATCAGCGTAAAGCATGGCGCATACTTGGACGCTGACGTTATCCGCAACGCTATCAACGCTTAACACAACCCTACAGGAATTTCATTCACTCTAACAGAAAGGAACGTGCCATGACAAAACAGGAAAAAATCGCCGCGCTACAGGGTATGTCTAATCTTATTTATGATGCAGTTTTAGACGCATACGACAAGGCCGGGCTGAGCAGCGACACGGAGGCAGAAAAGCTTGCATTGGAAACGCAACTAGCTTTTGAGGAGCAATGCGACAATCTCTTTGCCGAAGCATAAATTCATTAACATTAAAAAAGGAGTGACTCACATGACGGACACAAAATATAACGGCTGGACAAACTATGAGACTTGGGTTGTAAACCTTTGGCTTGATAATAGCCAAGAGTCGCAAGCCTATATAAACGAAATAGCACAAAGCTATTACTCTAGTGCGGAAAGCGACAAGACTTTTACTCGTCTCGAAAATGCAGCGCTGGCTATGAAATATGAATTACAAGAGATACACGAAGCTAACGCGCCGGAAGTAACAGGCGTTTATGCCGACATGCTCAATGCTTCGCTACGCTCGGTTAATTGGTACGAGATTGCAAAAAACTGGCTTTCCGGTATGGAGCTGGAAAAAGCCGCATAACCGCAACGAATTAACCATTTAAGAAAGGCAAAGTCCTATGAGACTATCAGCCAAAGAGAAAGCTAGGCGAAACGGCTTTGCCGATTGCTTGCTTGGCAAACCATGTATTACGAATCAATACGTGAATTGGTTTGAAATGGAAGCATATCTAACCGGCTACCTTGAGGGACAGGATAAAGAAATAGT